GCAATTACCGTTGCTTTTTGTTAAAGCGCGTTAATTTTTCGGTATCCGTATCATCTGATACGCCTATCCATAGGAAGTGTCCAATGGGCACTGATACCTTTTGCTACTACATAACCACCTATCTTTTTTGTCTTAACCCACATATGGTTCAGCGCTTCGTTTCGATCGTTCCCACGTATTGAATACGCAGTAATGGAAGGATGACGCAGCCACTGAGCATATGTGATGAAGTCGTGTCTTAGATACTCACTTCGATAATTAAATCGGCAATAAGCAAATGAAATGGACCCATGCTGGTTAGACAAAATGGGGGAAAACTTAAAAGAATAGTTTTCCCTTAGACGCTCAAAGTCACAAGATATCTTGAGACCTGAATCGTCAGGATAGTAAGGAGGAACGAGCCTTAGAGAAAGGCCGAACTTCTTAAATAACTCTACCATCACACGAAAAAAGTTCTTGGAATAAATGTACTCTAGGCGCCCGAAATACATTATGTATTTTGGAATAACGCGGTTGAGTATGATATTTAACCAAGGCTCTAACGAACTGATGTTAGTGTTATGTGGGGCCTTCATGTAAAAAGGCCTAACGTCATACCCACGGAGGTAATCACCGCCGCAGGACTCCCGGAAGCCAGGTTTAGGATCATAAAAGGATTTCTCCTTGTTGACCAAAAAACCGACTGAGGTAGCCATCTCCATAAAAAGAGGGGCATCCCTTGTATCTACTATGCAATCATCGCCAAAAACGGAAACAGACATTAAATCCTCCCATTCGGGAAGGAGTGTCTGCTTTTTTACCCGTTCTAGACGACACGCATGAGCGATACTCCAGAAAACGAGAGTCTCTAATGGGAAAGTTGTAGCATTTCCCATCGTACTGAACATATTAAGGTTACAGGCCCTGCCTTCTATAGACATGGTCTTACACCGAAGTTTGTCGCAGTACCAGTACCACTTCTTTGGCAAAAGCCATTGGAGTAGCCCCGTTGATACACAATCACTAGCTGAGGAAAAATCTATAGTGGCTTCGTTGCCGCTGATAGACGCTTCGCGCGCTCGCGTTTTGTGAGTCTCCGGTAAAGTCTCTACACTAAGTCCAACACCGTTCATACGGTCGTACATTAACGTCATAAGTCCCTGCTGAAAATACATATTTGCAGTGGGCTCAATGGCTATCATACGATCGATGGTGTCGTTCTTAGGGACAGTAGTAGCATCCGACCCATCTCTCTCCTCGTACTTTTGGGAAATATTCCCACCATTCAATTCTTGAATGGAGTCGCGTAACAAAGTGTCATGCGATAGCGCGAGGTCAAAGAGCTGGATTGCTGAGCGAGTACCCGTTATAGGGAAGGTAAACTTCCTTTCCACAGTGGAGTTCGAAAATGACACTCCTAACGATGTTCCCGGACCATGCTTCGCAGCGTGGCAAAGGTCGTCGAATGTGAAATCAGATAGGACAAAATGCACTATGGCTTTGGCACGTTTTAAAACGCGCTCTCGGCTATTCACACATTTTGAGAGATGTCGGCTACCCAGGTGGGAAAAATCTTCCCCACTAAAGTCGGCCATGTGATTGTTAACCCCCCAAAATTTACGGAAGGTTAATTCTCGCAACTCTTTTTCCTGTGAACCACTCTTTTTGAATTTCTTCATCAGGGCGGTCTTCTGACTATTGCGGTAATACTCTAAGTGCTCAGGGAGCGGACCATACATCTGTGGGCCCGCATCCAGATCGGCTAGAATGGCTTGACTAATCGTAATTGCGATTTCGTCAGCCGGGAAAGAGCGTTTGCTGTTTCTCTTATTACTACTTTTACTCATGTGGGATTCTCCTAGTTATGAGTGTGGAACATGGCTTTCTAGACAGGATGTCTAGGGTTACCCAACAGCTAAGTCGTGCCAAAGGTCTGCAAAAGCAGATCCGTAACATGACTGTGCTGCTGATTCCAAGATTGCGTCTATTTCTGACGAAGTCGTTTCTGGGTCGTATGCAAGCGAGATTTGCACGGTATTAACCGTGTTAGCCGCGTTCGCTAACGTCTTAGGAAACTTCAAAGTCAATTTAACACGACCTTGGGTGTAACCACCAGGAGCATCAAGTTTAACCTTAGGGGGAGTAACAGTAACATCCATCAAGCGACGCGTAATGAGAGAAGTATCCTCATCGACGTAGAACTTGTTGTTGTTGACTGACTGTCCCAGAGATTTGAACGTGATGGCAGTACCACCAGTAACAGCTGAAGCACCATCAGGTGCGACGGTTGAAGATTGTAAAGGCATAATAAAGTACCTAGGTTAAGGCTTCCTTACTTGAGAAATCGATATGATAACGCAAGTAGATCAGCAATTGATGTTGCGTCTCGGATCAAACCCGTCTTATTTAAAGGCGGGAGAGTATCTTTGACAGTAGCAGTCCAGGGTGTGCGCGTGTAAGTCTCATTTTTGACCGACACGACATCCCCATTGACCGTAACAGAAGTGCCTGGATTGACTTGGCCCGAGAACCGATTAGAATAAAAGGTTTTTTGGGTTACGCTATACCAGCCAGCTAGTTGCGACACGCTAGGATCAGCAAGATTGGCAAGACCTGCAATCATTTTTGATAGATTGTAGACCCTGTCTACCATAAAACTGTAAGGCATTACTGCCCAGAAAGTTTCAGGTATATTCTTGGATCGAAGCCCCAGTAGTGAAGGGACACTGTGCACTGGATTACTGATATCATATAAAATACCAGCACGCACAACCACCTCGTTAGAGCTATTATGATCAAATTGGTCATAAACGCTTGCACTAAAGTGGTAGTCTTCACTCTCGTTTGTAAACTTCGAGTCTTCAGTTCGCGCCCGGGCAGTACGCCTAGTAACGACCTGTTTCTTACCAATTGTCGAAAACGCATTGTAACCGTCCATCAAGGATCTGACCAACGGTGTAAATGCAAAACGATATTGGAGCCAGAGATCAGAAATGGCCTGGACTTTGTCCAGTTGGCCATAACCTTTCTTCTGTCTGATTTTATTCAACTTCCCGTTATAAGCTCTACTAACATTTTTAAGAGCCAACACAGGATTTCGTAAAAATCTAAGGGTTTCTCGCAGTTCAAACGCATCCTCCAAAAAGGAATATGGAGTACTATCAATCCTCGCAATCGCAGACTGTTTTGCAGCAGCGATCAGAGGTGCAATATCTACTATCGGGTACGTTTTTAAAGGCGTATTTCCGAATAACTGGGCTTCATAAAGGGTCGCTGACCCTGAATTGTTCCAGTATGTAGGATGATTGCTAACGTTCAGGACTAACGCGGAATAATAACCGCCCCCTGCAACGACATTGGTAGTAGACCGGGTACAAGGATTATTAACTATACCACCTTTTGCAATAATCTCACGCCAATGCTCGGTAACAACATCCGTCATTGTACGTGAATACGGCACGATACTTGTAGTAAACGGGCCCCCATAAGGGGTAGTTCCGTTAGTATCGTGGGTTAAGTACTTTTGTGTCGTAAGTTCTACGGCAGTACCGCCCTCTGTCCGTATGCGCAAAGTCATATAGGTTTCTCCTCATTGTGTATCAACTAAGAACCCC